GGATGAGAACAAGCCACTGTCAGAGGTGGTTGTTCCGATGCCGCAGATACCGATCTCGCCCGAAATCTATGCCTACAGCGAGATTATCGAAACAGACATCAACACTGTGTCGGGGATCTCCGAGTACGCCAGGGGTGCGATGCCTGAGATTCGTCGCACAGCGACTGAGGCGTCGATCATCGCCGATGCTCAGAATGCCAGGGCGGCCGACAAGCTCGCTACCGTCGAGTTGTCGATAGCGATGATTGGCCGGCGGATCATCCAGTTGTTGCAACAGTTTATGACTGGCGAGTCGACAGCCCGTGTGCCGAACGCCCCGAACGACTTGTTTGTGCCGTTCAGCCGCGACGACATCGTCGGCGAGTACCACTACAGCGTCGAGGCTGGTTCAACACAGCCGTTGAATGACACGATTCGCAAACAGCAGGCCGTGTCGCTGCTCAACGCTATGGCTCCGCTTGTGGGCACTGTCATCGATCCGCAGGCGTTGGCTGTTCACGTTCTCAAAACCGGTTTCGACATTAAAGATCCTGAACGGTTCCTGATGCAGCCCCAACCTGGATTGCAGCAGGGGGAGCCTACTGGCCCTCCCAGCTCTCCCGTTGGCGCTCCGCAGGAACCGACCAGGGCGCCGGCACCCCCCACGCCGCCCCCTGGGGCACCGCCAGGAGGGGCTTTCGCTCCAACTGGCGGGGTTCCTCCCGAACTGCTTATGCAGTTGAAGAACCAAATGGGACTCGAACTACCTGCGCTGTAACCCGCGATGTGGGACAGCGTGCTTTGTGTAATAGGAGCAACCGTACTGGACTCCCCAGAAGGGACATGAAGTGCCCGACGAAAATATGGAAGCAACGGAACCCGCTTCGGCGGACACCCCCGAGGTTTCATCAGAAGCAGGAACAGAACCTGTCGGCGACTACACCGTCAAGATTGACGGCGAAGAGCGGCAGGTCACCTTGAACGAGCTTCAAGACGGTTACCAGCGTCAAGCGGATTACACCCGCAAGACGCAGGAACTGGCAGAAGAACGCCAGCGTTTACAGCAAGCCGAGGCGATTGCCTCGGCCTTGGAAACCGACCCAGCAGGCACCATAGCGGCGCTTTCGTCAGCTTTCGGCGTGACAGACACCCTGCCGGCCACCGAACCGAACTATTCGGACGGGGTCGAGGAGGATCTGACGACGAAGCGGTTGGCGCAACTAGAAACCCAGGTCGCACATCAGGCGCAGGCAAACAGACAACAGGCTTTAGAGCGCGAAGTTTACAACCTGAAGAAAAAGTACGGCGATTTCGACACGGCAGAGCTGTTTCGACATGCTTTGACGAATCGGATTCCTAATCTGGATGCTGCTTTCACGCACATGAAGTACGGGGAAGTGGCTGACACGGCTGAGAAGCTCCAGAAGGATCAGGAGATCACCGACGCGAAACGCAGCGCCACGAAGGTGGCGAGCGGAAGCGGCACCCAGGCGGGGGCCGTCGTGTCGGAGGGTGGTTCTGAGGGGAAGCCGTCGACTCTGAGGGAAGCATTCGCTCTCGCTAAGAAGCAACACGGCACCTAACAACCCTAAAGGGGTGAGAAACTTATGGCTGGTAACAGCTCTTTTGATGAGATTCTTACCACCACGTTACGGAACTACATCCCCAAGCTGACAGATAACATCTTCAGCGCGAGGCCGTTGTTCTACGCCCTGACGAACGGTCAAACTATTCGTCGGATCAGTGGTGGTTCGCAGATCATCGTCCCGATCATTTACGGGACCAACTCAACCGCTGCTTCCTACAGTGGCACGGATACTATTGCCGTCACGGCTCAGACGGGCATCAGCGCAGCTGAATACGACTGGGGCCAGTACGCGGCCACGGTGACCATTTCGGGCATCGAGGAAGCAAAAAACAACGGTGAAGCTCAGATCATCGACCTGCTGGAAGGCAAAATCTTCCAGACGCAGGAAACCATCATCGAGAACATGAACACCATGTTCTGGGCGGATGGCACCGGTAACGGAGGCAAAGACTGGAACGGTCTAGCACTCATTGTCGGTGGAACGGGCGTGACCCTTGGTGGAATCGATCCGCTTGGCGCTGGCAACAGTTGGTGGGCGTCCACTGAAGTCAATCAGGGTGGTGCAATCACGGTAGCCAGCATGGCTACCATATATAACACCATTTCGGTTGGTAACGACCAGCCGACGATTGGCATCACCACGCAGACTTTGTACGAGAAGTACGAGGCACTATTGGAGAGCCAGATTCGGTACACAGATACCGACATGGCTGACGGCGGGTTCCAGAACCTGCTGTTCAAGGGATGCCCCGTGACCTTCGACGGTGCTGCTGCCTCTGGTCAGTTCCTGTTCCTGAACACCAAATACCTGCAACTGGTGGCTCACAGCGATGTCTGGTTCAAGCCGACACCGTTCGTGCGTCCAACCAACCAGGACGCTGTGTTCTCACAGCTTCTGTGCTACGGCCAGTTGACTTGCAGCAACCGTGCACGTCAGGGCTTCATGTACGGGGCTACCTGATCCCGATGGGACGAGGGTTCGCTTACGCATACAAGGCTGGGCAACGTCCGTACGGGCAGCCCGCTGACGGTTTCCATGACTCTTCGCCACGACCACAAACTGTGGGTTCGTCGCGGAACATTCAGCGGATGCAACCGATGGCGTCGAGCGTTCCCGAACCTGAGGTCAGCAAGTGCAGTTCTCTGACCCGCGACGGGGCGCCCTGCAAGGGGCGTCCCGTCGGGGACGGAGACTTGTGCGTCTTCCATAGGGAGTAGGCGTGGACATTTCGACCATGCGGTCGTATGTCCGCTCAGTGGTCGACATCGACTCGACGGACATTTCCGACGACGTGATGAACCGCTTCTTGGGTGAAGCCTACGACGTGATCGTCTACTCGGAGAAACGGTGGCCGTTTTTCGAGGTGGCTTCCACGTTCAGCACGGTGATCGACCAGAAGGATTACACGCTCGCCGCTGTGGGCACCAGTGTCACCAACGGGTTGCGTGAAATAGCGTCGCTGAAAACCGAGAACCATGTTCTCGAATACATTGGCCGCGACGACGGCGATGTCATCTACCCGTTGGATTCCAACACGACGGGTGAGCCGTGGTACTGGTCGTATTGGGCCGACTCGGTGCGCCTCTACCCGACACCGTCGTCAGTAAAAACCCTTTACGTCCGCGGATACGCAGACCCTGCGGCTTTCGGCGCAGGCTCTGCTGACGCTACGGAACCGTCGGACTTGCCCACACCGTTTCACATTGTGGTCGCAACATACGGTATTGCCCGTGCCTACGAGCAGCAGGAAGATCCGACAATGTCGGCGCAATACTTTTCGATCTTCAACCAGGAGTTGGACAACCTGCGTGCCCGCTACGAGGACATGCCGGCAGCCCAGCCGGTCAGGTTGAACAGTCGCAGCGTGTCACGGTGGATGTCTCAGTCGTACATGCCGAACCGGCTGCGCTACTCCTGGGAGCTGTAGGTGGCTACCACCACCTGGAAGCTCGAAGCGCTTGAATCTTTTACAGGCGGTCTGAACCTTCGCACCGACCAGTTCAACTTGGCGGACAACGAATCCCCTGACCTGCTCAACGTACTCGTCGACCCGCGTGGCGGCATCCGTCAACGCGACGGCGTGGATCGGCGAAACACCACGGCGTTGAGTGCCGACATTCAGGGAATCTGGGCGTTTCACACCGACGGTGGCACCAGCCAGGTGATGGTCAACTATGGCACAAAGGTCGCCTATTCGGCGTCAGGCAACTTCACCGACCTGACTGGTATCACAGCCCGCACCGACGGTACCCGCGTGTATGGCGTGACGATGAACAACGTCGCCTACGGCGTGTCCTACGACCAGGTGTGTTTCAACTGGAACGGCTCCACGGCAGCGGACCTCGGGGTGACATTCGGGTCGAGCGGCAACATGCCGCAAGCACAGTACATAGCGGCGTGGAACAACTTCGCGTGGGTTGCCAACACCTACGAATCGTCAACGAATCACAAATACCGTTTGCGTTGGTCGAACACCAATGATCCTGAAACGTGGACGGCGGCCGACTACGTCGACATCGACAAGGGCGACCACGGCGACTACATCACAGGGTTGTGCCCGATGGGTGACCGCTTGTTGGTGTTCAAATCCAACAGCGTCTACGCCGTGTTCGGATTCGACTCGGATTCTTTCCAAGTGGTGACCCTCAGCAACGATGTGGGATCAGTTCCGTTGTCGTCGCCGGTCGCGACGCCGTATGGGGTGTTTTTCTGGTACGCCGACCAGGGCGTCTATTTGTACAACCGTGAAGGGTTCGCGTGGATCTTCGACAAGTTGTCGCCGGCCGTTGACGACGGCCGCATCACATTCACGTCGAATCCGCAACTCGCGTGGGGGAACAACAAGCTGTACGTTTCGGTCGACTGGACCGAGGGGGGGTCCACCAGCCGTCGCACCTTGGTCTACGATCCGACTATTGCCGGCGGGGCATGGATCACCACCGACATTGATACCGCAGTCATGTATGCCTACAAGCCGGCGAACGAATCGTCGACCGTGTACGGGGCGTGTGTCGCCAACACGGGGGTGTTGGTCGACGTGGAAGACGAACAGAATCGCAGCACCGACCGGTATGCGAGTTCAGCGGAAACACACATTTCGTCG